CGACCGCGTCTGGACGCCGGCGGACGTCCACGACCCGCGGTCGACGCTCGATCGCGACCGCTTCAAATCAATGTCGGTGAACTGCCTGGAGTCCCTGGAGGCGAAGGGGCTCTCACTTGACCGGCGGACGTTCGTCGCGCGCGCGCTGTCCGAGCTCGACGACGGCTGGAGTCCGGACGAGGCGCTGTCCCGNGCGACCGATCACGCGCTGGCTGTCGGGGGCGGCACGGCCGAGGCCGATGCGTGATCACACCATCACCTGTATCGGCTGCGGGACGCAGTTCCGCCGGCGCGAGGTCGGCTCACTGTACCGCGGGAACTACTGCTCGGACTGTCGCGATGAATGACCGATGATGACCCGAACACAAACTCGCCCGTGGTGGTGCTCGGATCGGCTCACCGAGGACTACCGCGAAGTCGCGGAAAATGGCGGTGATCTCCGGATGCTCAAGACACTCAAAATCGTCCGGAGCATCATCGTTAACCTCGGTATCATCGGGATCTCGCTGGCCGCGCTCTTCTATACCGGCGCTGATGCGACGCTCGTCTCCGTGATCGGGTTGATCACACTCGGAGCATACAACGGCGTTGAGGTCGCGGACTACGCCGCGCTGGCGACCGCCTTCGCCGAGGTCAAATCCGAAAATCAGAACCAAAATGAGTGACCTGCCGAATCTCTCCCCACGACAGCGCGAGCTGATCAGTTACCTTCCGGCGAGCTCGAGCGCGCTCGCTGAGGCGCTCGATGTCGCTCCGACAACGGTTGAGGGCTACCGGAACGCGATCCAGGACAAAGGCGTCGACCTCCGCTACGATCGGCAGGCGAACGAGTGGTATCTCGCCGACGAGCGGGCGCCAAAGCTCCGCCGGATCTCGACGAAACACAAACAGACGAAGACCCGGGAGGCGAACGAGGTCATCGAGGCCGAAGAGTCGCTTCTGCTCCGGCGACTCAAACGGACCGAGCCACTGCGAGCGCGGCCGCGGGAGGATCCCGACGCAGAGTCGTTCGTCGCTGCGCTCGGCGATCTCCACTTCGGAGATGTCGTCGAGACGGACTCAGGCGAGGTCATCTACGATATGGAGACGGCGACCGAGGCCGTCCGGGCCTTCGCGGAGAAGTGCCGGCACATCAAGCGGCTGGAGTCCGAGTACACCCGCTTCGACGACTGCCATCTCATCATCCTCGGCGACCTCGCGACGGGGACACACATTTACTCGGGACAGGTCCACGATGTCGAAGCCTTCCTCGCCGAGCAGGTCACGGCTGCCGCGCAGGCGCTCCTCGATCTCGTGGAGACGCTCGCGGATGTCTTCGAGACCGTCCACGTTCACGGCGTCCTCGGGAACCACGGCCTCGATCGAGCCTCGGCGGCGCGGGGCTCGAACACCGACCTCATCGTGTATCGGTGGCTCGACGACGCGCTGCGGCGCCTCGGCCGTGATAACATCTCGATCCAGATCGCAGAGTCCTCGCACCACCTGAACACCGAGATCCGCGGCTGGAACGTCCACGTCCGCCACGGCCAGGACTCACAGAAACACGTCGATAAGACGGCGGCTTCCTCCCGTGACTGGCGCGGGTGGCAGATCAAACACGACTTCGATCTCGCGCTCCGCGGCCACTATCACAACCCCGGCCTCGACTGGGTCGTCAACAAGTACCCGGTCGTCTCCCTCCCGAGTCCGAAGCCCGGCGGCGAGTTCGCCGAGCGCATCGGCGAGCCCGACGCCTCGACGACGCGACATCTCGGCTGGTGCTTCGGCGTCGAGGAAGACCGGAAACTGACCTTCAAGCGCCTCGTCGACGATCAGTGACCCGCGATGATGCATCGGAACGCGTGGGTCACGCCGTCGGAGCGGCGCTGGAGGTCGTCCGACGGACCGACGCCGTGTGGCTCAAACGGGGCTGCCTCACCGATGAGCGAGCCCCGCCACGACACCGACATCACGGCCGCCGAGGTCGACGGCGACATCATTCTCGCCCGTGAGGGCGGCGACTCCGGCGAGTGGATTCTCTCTTCCTGGACGATCTCCGAGGCGTACTGGCGATAACCTGCGGCGACTGACGGCCCCGATACAATCCCATGGACGACGACGACCGCTGTCCGGCGACGAACCGCGACGGTGAGCGCTGCGGCCATCCCGCCGGCTGGGGGACTGACAACGACGACGGGCCGTGTAAGTTCCACGGCGGCGAGGCGGGTGCGCCCGAAGGGAACGGGAACGCTGAGAAGCACGGCCTCACGGCCGACCGCGAGAAGTGGTTCGACCGCCATCGCGAGGACGCGTCCCCGCTCGTGAAGGCGCTCGTTGAGTCGTACGTCGAGGACGCGCCGTTCGGCTTCGAGAACACCGCGAAGGTCGATCAACTCTGCGAGGTCGCGATCGATCAGGCGCGACTCCGGGAGGCGAACGAGTACCTCGACGAGTTCCTCACCGAGCAGGTGGTCGGCGTCGACGAGGATGGCTCTCCGATCGTGAAGGTGGAAGAGAATCCAGCGCATATGCCGCGGGATCGCATCAAGCGGACGAACGCCCGGATCCTCAAAGAGTTGGGGGTCCTCGACGATCCGGACTCGGCGCAGGCGGCGGCGACTGAGACCCTCGCGGACGTGATCAACGGATGAGCGCGCGATCCCGAGCCGACTACGCCGGCGATGTCGAGCTGCCGGAGACACGGGACCACGGCGTCGACGTCACGGCCAAGGACTTCGTCGACCTCTCGGAGGCGGAGGCGAAGGCCCGCCTCGGCGAGCTGACGCGCGCCGAGCGGATGGCGGTCCTCTTCGACTTCGAGCCGTTCGACTACCAGCGGGATCTTATCGGGCGCGCCGAGGCGACGTCGCCGACGCGGATCGCGATCCAGCCCGGTCGGCAGGTCGGGAAGACGCTCACCGGCGCCGCGCTGGCGGCTCACGACGCGGCGACGGTCCCCGGTGAGGACACGCTGATCGCGGCGCCGTTCCAGGAGACCGCCGACGAGATGATGCGGGAGGCGACCCGCCTCCTCGAGATCGCTGAAGAGCGGCTCGCGGCGATGGGCCTCGCCCTCGGCGTCGAGACGAAGAACAAACGCGAGTGGGAGTTCGCTCACGGCGGCCGGTTGCTCTCGCGGACGCTCGGCGTCGACGGCGTCGGACAGCGCGGGAAGAACCCTCGCTTTGTGATCGTCGACGAGGCGGCGTTCGCCCCGGACACCGTCTTCGAGGACGTCATCGAGCCGTTCTTCGCGACCCACAGCGACTTTACGTACATCCTGACATCGACGCCGGCTGGCGACGCGGGGTACTTCTTCGCGAAGTGCCGGCTCGACGACGACTGGCACTCGCCGCGATGGCCGACCGCGATCTCGCCGCTGCTTGATGCGGAGTGGCTGGCGGAGCGCGAGCGAAAGAACGACCCGCGGACGTGGCGCCAGGAGTACCTCGGCGAGTTCATCGGCTCCTCGGACCGGTTCTTCTCCCCGGAGCTCATCGACGAGGCGAGTGGCGACTCGGCCTTCGACCTCGCCGACGTCGTCACGATCGGCGCCGACATCGCCCGCGCCGGCGACGACCGGACGGTCATCGTCGGGATCGACGCGAGCGGGACCGCGGGCGTCATCGAGAGCGACGCCGAGCTCAACCTCACGGAAGCGACCGGCCGGCTGACGCAGTTGTATGAGCGACACGGGCCGGACGAGGTCGTGGTCGACGAGACCGGCCTCGGCGCGGGCGTCGTGGAGATGCTCGGCGAGGAGATCAGTTCCCGTTCCGTCCAGGGTGTGAAGTTCACGATCGACCGGAAGCAGTCGCTGTATAACGGACTGAAGAGCGCGCTCGAAGGCGGCGACGTCGTCCTCGAGCATCATCCGCGGCTCGTCCGGGAGCTGAAGAAGCTCACGTACTCGCTGACGTCCTCGGGAAAGACGAAGATAAGCCACCCGAGCGGCGGTCACGACGACCACCCGGACGCGCTGGCACTGGCGGCGGACCGATACGCCGGCCGGACGTCCGGCGACGACATCCTCGCGTTTCAACTATGAGTGATGACACATCCCTGACGGCGCGGCTCCGCGACGCAGTCGCTCGGCTCGCACCGTCACAGGACGGCGACGTCTCCCCGCAGGCGCGCGATGAAGAGCCGATCGCGATCTCCCGTGAGGAGCACACTGCCGAGCCCGACCGCGACGACATTGAGCGGTGGGTCCGCGAGTATTACCGGAACCCACTGATCCGGCAGCCGGTCCGGAAGTTCGCCGCTGACGTCGTCGAGCCCGGTGTTCGGGTCAACGTCGACGCCGGCGACGAGGAAGAGCCGACAGTCCCCTCGGACTATCGCTTCGCGGAGTTCCGCGGGCTGGAGCTTTCGGACGCGCTCCGCCAGTGGCTCTCGCAGTCGGCAATCGTCGGCGGCCGGTTCAACCGCGACATCACGGACCTCCTTGAGGACGTCGTGATCGACGTCCGCGGCCGCCGCGGGACGGCACTCGTTGAGCACGCCTACGACGACCCACGCGAGCGCGAGTATATCCTCGGCCTCCGGGCGTTCAAAGCCGAGACGACGACGGCGTACACGCGCGACGGGAAGAACATCCTCCTCCGCCCCGACGATACGGACGTCGACTTCGAGACGGTCGCGGTCCAGGACATCAGCGGCGACCCGACGCGCTTCGATCAAGCGCCGCGGACGCCGGCGGGCCAGGCGGCGGCGTTCGTCCAGTTCGACGACATCTTCGGCAGCTATGACGAGAAGGACGACGTCCCGCTGGCGCTCGACGATGTCACGCTCCTCTCGAACGACCCGGACACCGGGACGATCTTCGGCGAGCCCGACGCGGCCTCAGTCGTCGACCGGAGCGAGGAACTCCGGGAGATGTTCGAGGACACCGCGCAGGCGATTAAGGCGGTCGGGTATGGGCACTGGATCGCACAAGTCGAGACCGACGACGAAGACGAGGCGCGGGCGCTGCTGAACTCCTTCGATCCGTCGGACCCCGAGCGCGTGAACGTCACGAACTACGGCGTCGAGGCCGAACGCTTCGACGGGCAGACGCCCGATACGGTCGAACAGATCCAGCAGCAGATCGAGTATATCCTCACGTCGCTGCCGACGCCGCTGTATCGCGTCGGCTTCGCCGGCGACATCAACCGCGACATCTCCGATGTCCAGCAGGACGACTATCGGGAGGCCGTCAGTCGGGAACGCGACCGCCTGGAGTCGGCGTTCCACGAGTTACTCCACGAGAAGGCTCGGGAGTTTATGCTCGGCGACGCGAAGGCCGACGAGTCCCTGGACGTCGACGTCGGCCTCGTCATTGAGCCCGAGGAGTCGGAGTCGCCGCTCCAGGACGAGAACTTCTCGGCGGACGAGTTCTCGAACGTGATGTCCGGACTGAAGCAGGCAGCCCCCGGCGGCGCCGTCGAGCAGCTCGTCCCGCCGCACGAGATCCGGGAGACGTTCCTCGGGCTGGATCCCGAGCCGCCGGACGCACCCGATACCGACCCGGACGCGATGATGTCGCTGCCAGATGAGACCGACGAGCGCGTTCAGGAGACCTTCCGGGATGCGTACCTCGCCACACGGTACGCGGAGGGAGACGAGGTCGAGACTCCGGACGGCGTCGGCGTCGTGATCGACGTCTTCACGTCGGACGACACCTTCGCCGGGCGGGCGGTCGAAGCCACCTCGGACTCGCCGACGTACGTGGTCGCGACCGAGGGCGGGCGGCCGGCGTTCGACCTCTTCTCGGCGAGTGACCTCTCGGCGACCACGATCGAGGTCGAGGGCGTCGAGGACGCGACCGACGCGGCCACGGAGGCCGAGGCGATGATGGACGCGCATCTCGCGGACGCGAACACCGAGGCGGACACGATCGCGGAGCTCGGCGTGACCGACTGGGATTACCCGCCGTCGTGGCGGGAGTCGCCGACGCCGAACCGCGTGATACTGCTGAAGGCGTGGGCCGGGATGGACGGGTCGTTCTCGGGCTGCCAGCGTGAGATGCGCGGCGAGATCGCCCGGACCGCGCCGTTCTGCGGCGCGATGAAAGACAGGGTCCTCCTCACCGAGGACTGGCGGTGATGAGTCACGCGCACCACCACGCCGGCCTCCGGCAGCTGTCGACGGACCCGACAAACACGCAGGAGATCCGCCGACAGTTCCTCCGGGCGGTCCGGGAACGCTTCCGGACGCTGCGGGGGCGGATCCGGGAGGTCGTCGGCTACGATGAGGATCGGCTCCACCTCGCCGACGACGCCCGGCTCCAGGATCCCTCGGACATCGAACGCTTCCCGACGGATGAGGGGAAGATCCGCGAGTTCATCAAGTGGCTCGCCGAGCGCCTCCAGGCGGGCGTCCTCGAACGGACCGGCCGGAAGGACGTCCGCGCGGGCGAACACTGGACGGCGACGTACATCCGCGCGGCCTACCGACGCGGCTGGGAGAACGCCCGCGCTCGCCTCCGGACCGCCGGCGTCGGTGTCGAGCCCGTTGAGGCGATCTTCGAGCTCGGCGTCCCGCAGCGACAACTCCGCCGCCTCTACACGCGGACCTACGAGAACCTCCAGTCCGTGACCGACGACTCAGCGCCGGCGGTCCGCGACGTCTTGGCGACGGGCCTCGACGAGGGCGTGAATCCGCGGGAGATGGCCCGTCGGCTCACGAAGGAGGTCCGCACGATCCAGCGAACGCGGGCGGAGGTGCTCGCACGGACTGAGGTTATCAACTCCTACTCCGAGGCCACGCTCGACCGGTACGACCGCGCGGGCGTCGGCGGCGCGACCGTCTCCGGGGAGTTCGCGACTGCGGACGACGACCGCGTCTGCCCGATCTGCGAGGCGCTCGAAGGGACCGAGTTCGGCACCGATGAGATGCGGTCGGCGACCTTCGACTTCGAGGCGTCGGAGTCGGAGCCGGATCATCTCGAGGGCGAATACCCGGTAAAGCCGCCCGTTCATCCCCAGTGTCGCTGCGCGATCCTGCCCGTCATCGGGTGATCTTTGAATTATGACAGTTGCAAACGTTCAGTCTCGAGTCGCAGGGCTCGCCGAGAGCGAGCAGGTCATCAGCGGCGTCGCGGTCGGCGTCGGAGACGTGACCCGCGGCCTCTCCGGCGATCAGAAGGTATGGACTGCCGAGGAGCTCCGAGAGGCCGCCGAGTCCCTCGAAGGGACGCCGGTGAACCCGCTTCATAGCCAGGCCGATGTCGGCGAGGTCGTCCGCGCGGGCTTCGATCCCGACCGCGGCGTCGTCTACGAGGCCGAACTCGAAGACCCCGACCTCGCCGAGCAGGTCGCCGACGGCGGCCTCGAAGTCTCGATCGAGGCCCGCCACGCCGACGGCGGGACGGTCGAGACGG